TTTGGCGTGGGCGATGGCCATTGTCGACGGGCTCGGACCAACTGCCGTCGGTGGCGCCGCTGCGAACATCTTGTCCGTGCCCCGATAATGACTTGGCCTGGTTCGGCTTGCCATGGGACTGCGCGCTTTCAGCTGTCACGCCTTGGCGCACCGCGGCGGAATTTCTAGGCGGAAGGGGAGCAATCGGTCCATGGAGCGACGCCCGCTTTGGTGGGTTACTCGGCTGCCCGGCCTTTGTCACGCGCGTCTTGCCCGAGCCCGGTAAAATAGGCGTACCAATGTCAAGCTCGGGGCCGCACGGAAGCGATGGTGTGGGAAGCCGTGGCGTAGAGGACGATCCGAACTTGGTCGAGCGGTTGTACTTCAATTCCGACGCTGGCGCACCGGTTTTTTTGGGTATTATCCCTTGGGCAGCGGTTCCCGTGTCTTCTTGTCTTTTGTTCCGAGTTTCTATTCGCAAGGGGATTTCAGGTTCCTGGGATTGCCCAACCTTTGTGTTTGCGCTAACTCCGAATTGATGGAAAGCAGTTTCGATCCCTCTTATACGAATTGGTAGCCAGGCGTAGCTGATTTTGCTAATCTGATTGTTTAGGGATTGTCTAGGAAGAAGCGTTCCATTCCGGTACGAAAAACTAACACCAAAGTCTGCTTGCTGTAGCCCCGGCGATCCCTTTTCGGCATCACGTTGTTGCCGCTCAGGTGTCGCAAATTTAGGCTTTGTTCCGTTTCTGAACAACGGAAGAGGGGCCAAAAATGTTCTTTTCCCGACGCTCAGAATTCGCGGGCGCCAAATGACCAAACTTCGGTTCCGGAAACGAGCCTCATTCCGCCAACTTATACCGTCCTTTTTTGCATCGTGCTGGTTGAAATCAGGCATACGAAATGTGCTAAGTCCATTACCCACAACGCAACACCGAATGAAGAGCCGCAATACCGCTTGTCACTCTGGCAAGCGCCATTGGAGCAACTGCCAATCGAACTGGTAACCGTCTAAAGTGCCAAAAGCGATTACGAAAGCCATTCGTTCATCAGCCGGAAGCGAAAATGCAACATCGAATGGCACCCCGTTTCTAACTAGGTAAAGGCAATCAGTTAGTTCGGGGTGCCTGACGAGTTTCCCGCGGTTGTAGCCGGTATTGATTCATTGGTATCGATCGACGGACCTATTATTTCAGCGACGGCCTCGATACCCTCATCGCCGAGGCGCCCAACCAATGCTTCAATCTGCACTTCCGTCGAAGGACGCGGAATAGGCACGTCGTCAATAGCGGCAACCGAGACAGCAAGCATTGCCATGGATAGCCAGGGTTGGTTCATGGCGAGGTCTGGTCCTGCAGCCTTCAGCAAGCGAAGCTTATCCAGTGCCGTAAGCTTACGCAAGGCTAGTCGGCGCCCCAACGTATCTATGACCGATCGCTCCTCAGCAGCATCAGCCAAAATGTTTGCGGTCGGCGTCATTAGACCCGACGCCTACGGGAACTAAAGAACTCAAGCTTCTGCTTCACGCTACTGTCGCCCTTCCACATTCCAGCGCTGGCCAGCTTGAAATTTACATTATCAAATTGGTAAGTCGAGGTCGAGCCGTCCGTTTCGTTGATATATTGGTACATCGTGCTCACCGTGAACGTGCTGCCATTGTAGTAAGCCTGCTCCGCGGAGGCAATAAAGTCCTCCACTACAGAGTTGCCTCGTTCGAGCTCAAAACTGCCTTCCCATCCCTTTGGAAGTTCCGCTCCCATTTGCGTTCCGTCGAGTTGGCTTACACGCACCGACTGCGTGAGCTGGCGACTTTCGAATGCCGTAACGAATTCCAGGTCTATCCGACCACTAGACGCCATCACTACAAGTTGTGTATCGCGCCCGATTGAAAATGCTGTGAAAGACATATTGCGTCCTTGTCAGCTCTGCTGGCCTGACGGAAGGGTCTGTACTGATACTTGTACTGTTTGGCCGCCTTCGATGTTAACTATAAACTTCTCGTTAATCGCTTGGTATTGCACCTGTGCATCGGATTGCACATATCCGAGACCTGTCATGCTCGATGGGTTATTTGATACATCGCATATCACGCTGAAAGGCAGACTTCCATCATCGCTGCCAAGCATGCCTTGATCCAGCATGTTCTGCAGAAATGCGAGTTGAGCAGACCGAATGCCCTGGAACAGATCGGTGTTGATCACCTGCCCCACAAATTGACCCATGCCAGCGGCAAGGGTTGCAGCGATGTAGTTCGTCAGCCTCGTGTAGTTGTCTCCATCGATCGCTGGATTTGACGAGGTGTTATGCCCACCCCGCACGCCCCAATAGCTTCCTCCCGGCTGAGGATTGCATATCACATCGATCCCGGCGCCAAGAAGTACCGCGAGTTCCGCCGCCGAATAGGACGTGCTTTGGCCGGAACCAGGCGTGCCTGACATCTGGCTGCCGATTACGCTATAGATCTGCTTATTGAGGCTGGATTGTTCAGGAGAAAGATTCGCTAGGCGACCGGCGGTAAAGCCTTGTGGCGAGACCAACCGGATCGTACTGTTCACCTGGTCGGACCACCATAACCAATCACCGAACATGAGCTTCGCTGAATAGCTGTCGAGGCCGGCCTGCTGCATCACAGTTACCGCGTTCTGGATGGTGTCGCCCGCAGGGCCGGTGAGGATCATATAGATCCCCTCTTGCAATCCAAACGCCGCTTGTGTGGTCCATTGGGTGGGATCATCTGAGTCCGCAAGCAGTGCGATCCCGCAGCCTTGGCCACACAGTGCGTACATCCCGGTGCGAGGCGGCGCATTAGTTCCAACCAACTGGGCCGAAGTCACCCCTGATGCACCGTCGGACCCGGGCGTGCTCGCGCCGAGGGTCGTACTGAATGCCACCGGAGCCGCTGTCGCGCCGCCGGTGTTGGCCGTAATCAGTTGCGAAGGCCCGCGCTGCGGACCTTGTCCCTGGTTTACTGCTGTCGCGAGCGAAACCCAAAACGACGCACCGGCACCACTGATATTGTCATACACCTCAGGCTGCAGTCCTGGCAAAGCGGCGATCAACTGCCATGTGTTAGCCGCGGAGCCCGCCTGCAGCGTCAGGCTCACCTGGTTCCCCAATGAACCGGTATAAAGCGCTGTGAACGTAGCCGTCGTACCTGGGACAATCACTTGCGCAGCGGTGTCGGTCCCGTCGGTAACCCGGACGCAGCGGTAATTCTGAGCGCCCTGCTGGACCGCGGTTGCGACCTGGGTCCCCATGTCATATTTACGAGCAATAACGGGACCAAAACTCCTCGCGAAATCCGCCATGGTTGCGATAATTACCGGCTGTGCCACCGGTCCCCATGACGCAGTCCCCACAATGCCAACGACGTTCGTCGGGACGCCATTTAAAATCAGATTTTGTGGCGGGACGATTTGAACATAAAGATCGGGAACCACGAGTGCGGTCGTGTTGATACTTCCTTGTTGAATGATAGGCATAGTGGTCAGGCCTTTCCGACCATTTGAGCTGCCACGCGCACGACAAATCGGGCGTGTTCGCTGCTCAGAATTGCCGAAATACGAGTTGGATCGGTAACTATGTCGCCACGTGCAAGTCCGTTGAACGGTTTCACGACCACCAAATGCAATTCCATAATATCTCCATCATCAAGCGGTAAAGGTCGCGGCATTCAATATCAGGTTGCCAAACAGCATGGAGGGTTGCAGTGCTGCAAGTGTCGTTGCGTATTCGACGTCGTAAATCAGGTCTCGCCTGTACAGCAGCGCGTCTTGCGATTGATCAAAGACCAAGGTGTTGCGGTAATGAAGGCGCCCCTCGGTTCCGTCGGCGAGACTGATAAACTGGACGCCAGCCAGGTACGAGTCAATTGCTGATGCCGCCGCGTCTCGGGTCGCCGGAGTAGGACACCAGCAGGTAATGCGGAATCCCTGTTCCTGACGGCGAAGCTCCTCAAGGACCGGGACGTCAGCGACTACCCGCGCCGTGATCTGGCGGGCGCCGGGGAATGTCAGTCCTGCACCAGCCAAATTGACAATGCGATTTGTTCGTACGAAGGCAGCCAATTGCGCTGCAACGGTCTCTGGTGTATCGCTCGTTTGAGTGCGATAGACATAGCTTGTTCCGTCGATCAGGATCCCAACCAACTGGCCGGCATTTGCAGTGCCGGCAATTGTCACTGTAACCCCGACCACCGATGCAGTGAGTGCCGCTTGCACCGCGGGCCCTAGCCAACGTTGGCGGTAACGAGTGGTGTTTCGCCCCGGCTCCGGCGTTGGGAACACCGTGACGTTGATCCGTCCTGCAGCGAGATCGCTGTCCAGCGCTGCCGAGGTCGGCCATCCGGGGTATATAAGGCAGTCCGGGCCTGGCGCGCTTGGCGCCGAATTTCCATTCGGATATAATGCGCTGACCGCGAGCGCGACAAGTGCGTTTTCGACGTCCGACTGATCGGCCATCAGGTTGTTGCCTGTCTGACCGCAAGACGCCAGCCGAGGTCCGTCAGTTCAGTCGTTGCGACCACACCGCTTCGCCCAAGGTCATCCGACATCAGGTCTGCGGCGTTTATTGTGACACCAGGACAAGCCGGAAGCAGTACGGTCCATAGCGATACTGATGTATCACTGGGGAGATCGCCAAGTGGACGTGGTTCCCTGGTAGCGGCCAAAACACTCGCCGGCCAACCAATCATTACGGGACTGACACTGGCCGCCGTAACGCCGCCGTAGCTGTGCACCCCTGGTGTCGTACGGGCCGTCGGCCGGCTAAAGGAGACCGTCCGGTTGATCCGCACACACAGCGCAGGCAACAGCTTGCCCTGAGCGGCGATGAACCAGACGGCATCGTCTTGCACCAGATAGTCCCCAGGCTGCGTGTATGCCGCATCGAAAATTCCGCGCCATAGGGCATTTCCGTAGGCATTTTGGCGACTAAATTTCCCGTCAATGCCACTGAAAGCAGCTTGAAGGCGAAGAAACCGATTTTCCGGTGCCAGTGGGTACTCCGAGCCACGAGGGCGATATGCGCTGGTCATCGTCCCAGTCGACCGCGCGGCGACGTTCAGACCCCATCGTATCCGGTCGGCCAGGCGGTCCGCATTCATGTTAGACAACCAGCGCAATTCCGCGGTCGGTGAGGGCCGGCCCTGGAGGAACACCAATAAAGCCACAAAGTCGGCGCCGCCAGTCATCAAACAGTCGGCCCCGATCAACGGGCTCCGAACGATTTCTTGTCCACACCGCTGCCTCGTCTGTATCTAGGTTCTCACCGGACCTGGGGATGGCGCCCTCCAGCACAGTCAGTGTCGCAAGATAGCGGCGTATCACAACTAGCTCCGACACGGACAGATTGTTCAGCCGAAATTCGAGAAGTCCGTAGACCTGATAAAAGCGCCAGGTTTCGAACCCAACCGGGGCAGCTCCATAAGCGGGGTAACCGCAGAACCGACGGGCATCCGTCTTTTCGGCGTCGCTCAGGGGAGATCCACTGACCATCATTAAAGAAATGATCCATCGCCACGCGTGAACAGTACGTTCCCGGAACCGCCAGTTAGTAAAGCGGCCGCGTGGGAGATCAGGGAGTTGACCGAAAGCGCTGCGCGAGAGCTTGGCAGGACCGGCATATCGGCGGCAGATGCGACAACCATTGCATCCGAACCAAAACGGACGTATGCAAGGTAAGCTGTCGTGTTCGTGACCACGACTGTTTCGCCGCCGCCGGCAAGGGAGATGTTGGCCGACGTCGTCCCGGCGCTTAACGACACGGTTCCGGTAGGACGGAAAGCACTGGTAGTCCCAATAGCCATGTCACCCGATCCTTCTGGCTTCACCCAATATGTTCTACCATCACGGCTCGCTTGAAGGACGCATTTGTCGCAGTCGGGATAGTCGATGGGTTGGTCGTAGTGTCGGACGGAGCGCAGAACCCGCCGATCCAGTACCACGATTGCGCGATGATCTGCTGCAACCTGTCCAATGGCTCGCGGGTGACCATGGCAACGCCATCGACGACCGACACTATGGAATCCTTCGGCGCAACGTCCTCTGCGGCCATGCCGGCAAAATCTCCCTCAATCAGTGCTCCCTGTCCGCAAATAATCGGCCGCCGCACCATAAGGCCCGCCAACGTGGGATGCGGCTGGACGAAAGCTTCCGTTGTAGGCACAAAGCGTAGGCCGAGAAAGTCGTTCGTCATGCCTTGGCGAAAGACTTGGTTGGACGAAGTTGCTCCCTGGAACAGTTGTTTGAAGTCTGGATCCGCAAACAACTGGCGCGCGGAGACTGGGTCGAGATAACAGTTGTAGGCGCCATCGATATCGGGCACCGCATTGATGCGCAAGCTTGATACTGCATCAAGTAGGTTGGACATCTCCAACGTATCGGTGGCAAGTAGTTGCGACGTATTACCTCGTTGAGAGGGTCGAACTATAACAGAGGCATCCGCCGCTACTACCGCGTTGCCGGCAGTGCCGTCGCTAACTGAGACGTTGCTGACAAATGTGAGTACACCGGAAATCCCATTCGGGGAAGTCGACACATTTGTTGCGTCTGCG